ATCCTGCTCCTTCATCAAGATATCAATGATGCCTCCATAAACATCCTTGACAATGGGTGCATTATCTCGTCGCTTCAATACGATTCCCATTTCTTTGCGCTTACATTTATCCGGATCATCTTCATAAAGCATTCCAACATAGCGTTTTTTAGATAGGAGACAGAAGGGCATAAATGTCTTCTCATATTCCAAATCGTGAGGATTTTTCAAGAACTGAGATGCTAAATGCCCTGCTTCTTTCGCGAGTTCAATGGTGATTTCAAGTGCCTTCTTGCCTTTGATTGGTTCGCCTTCTACTGTTTGCAAATTGAAGGTGAAGAATACTGAATCCGTGTTATGAACAATGAGATTCCCAATTCCAGCTGCGAAATGATGATTATCAGTTGTCAAGTCGTAAACATAGTCGTCATATGGTATTTCGGTCATCTCGCTTATTACTTCATAAGTAGGTGTTGATCCAATTTTACAAGACAATAATTGTGTTCCTATCTTACAATCTTTTGGTGATATTTCTTTTCCTTCTGGTGATAAAAGTGAATGATCGTCTGTAACGTCTACTTGACTTCCTGATGTTGTTTGGATTCGTATCATTTTCTTATGAGATGCCAACTTGTGCCGAATTACTCTATGTATCTGCGTCCATCCAGATTCTGTCCAAACCTTAACATCTTCTAGTTCACAATATTCTTTCTCTTGTTTTCCTGGTTCTATACATTTTATCCATTGTTGCCATTTATTATTGTATTTTCCATAATAATCAGACAATTCTTCAATCTCAACAATAATGGCTTTTGTTTTATTAATAAGAACTGGTATTTTTGTCCATTTCGCAACACTATCACCATATATGTACTCGGCTTTCGTCAACACTGGTCCATATTTGGACGTCTCGCACACAGCATCTCCATAAGTCTCTTCTATAATACGCTTTGCATAAGTCAACAATTTGCGACCAGTTGCCGTCGTAGATGCAGCAATATCTTTCTCATAAAATGTGCTCGTCCTTGCACCACACTGACCATATAGCGAATTCGCAGTTACCTTGTATCCGAGCTGACGCTTATCAAGCACATTCTTCATAAACTCGTCGGTTTGTTGGGGTATCAATTTCCTGGTGGTCTTACGAGCCAACAAGAGCTCCTCCAAAATAGACGGCATAATTGCTCTGCTGCCTTCAGGGAATTGTGCAAAGCGGCAGATCTTGTACCCACTTTTGATCTTTTCAGCAGCCGATGTGGCAGATTTTCTCACATATTTGAAGGTGTCATAGCAAATATCTACATATTCATAACCAGGCAAATTATCGTAGATGAATACTTCGCCTGTTTCGTCGGTTTCGCCAGTAATAGTCAACAGCTCATTGTTCAAATTGTACTCCTTCGTCCACACCTTACTATCGTGCGACAAATTCTCCGACATCATTGAACTCGGGTAAAGCGACGCATAATCCACACACGCCACTGGATTATCAAGATACAAGTCGCACTTCGGATCTAAAACAATGGCACCTTCATAACCATCATCCGAATCCAGCTTCTCTAATACTGGCATCAATGTCCCCTTTTCCCTGCATTTCTTCGCTACATAACTGGTGAGCTTGATGCCTTGGCCTCTTAATACAAGGAAACTGATCGGAACGGAACAAATGGACGCCATTTCTATGAAACCAGTCAAGACGTCCACCTTGTTCATCAAATAATGCACGAGGTTACAATCCTGAATACAGTATTTTGCAACGACTGCGCGATCATCTGCAGATCCTTTTGTATATTCAAATATTTGTTTCGGAGTGACATCATCCTTCGCCAAACACCAACGCACTTTCTTGGAAAAGTCTGGCTTCAAATTGGCATTCACAACAAATTTGCCTCCAATTTTGTCAACGCTCACTACTTGGAATTTCGCGCCATCTTCATAATAATCTGTGCTATGACCGATTTCTTCTAGATGTATGTAGCTGCCTTCTAAGAGCCCTGTCATATTTCCGGTCTTGATTGTAGACTGCCCCAAACTGGCATCATAATCAAGCGCCTTCACATAGTCGCCAATAAAATGACCTGCAACATAATCCAGCTTATAGGAGGTGAGATTCTCTTCACGACGGAAGAAGTTGTACAAATCCACTTGGATGCGACCATTCATCTTGATGTATTTGAGATCGTGTTGACCACTTGCAATCTGGATGCTGGTTTCTTCCAACTTGTAACGCTGTGTATCACGGTCCATATTCGCGCAAATCTCGCCCTTGTTTCTAGACAACTTCAAGAATTCCTTGACACAATTGTTTTCCTCTGCACGACGGAACATAAACTCGTAATCAAAACCAAATATGTTGTAACCGATAATAATATCGGGATTCTCACGTTGAATCAAGTTTGTCCAAGCAGTCAATACTCTTTCTTCGGTTGTATATGACTCAAGTTGTGAGTTTTCAGTAGATGATAGAGGTGAACAAGTATTGAGGGCAATACAATGGTTCAAATAAGGATCTTTGTCACCGTATTTCAGGAAAGTGGAACCGATGAATGTCACTTTATCACCTTCTAGTCTAGGGAAGATTTTACACAAAGATATGTTGATCTCATTGAGCTTCGTGTCGCGGTCATATTTTTTGTCACACAAGATATCCACTACTGTGCCTTCAATTTGCTGTTTGGACTTCTTCTTTGGTTTGTATCCATAATAGGGAGTGCCTTCTGCTCCTTCTAAAGGATCAGCGTCTTGTTCCAAGTTCATCGCTTCAAACATATCTTCAATGTTCATTTGACCATCCAGATCGTCACCCTCTTTTTTCATACTTCGCACAAGAGTTGTAAGCCAAAGCTCGGTCTTATCTTTCACTTCTTTTTCACCAGATGGCGCCTTCTTCGGATACACCAAATCTACAAAATCCAAGGTCTTCTTGAAGCCGAATGCGCACATCAAAATCTCGCGCAGCTTTTCCCTACATAGGTCGGGCGTAAGATTATCCGCAAATTTTTCAAAGTGTTCTACAATATTGGTCGCCAGTTTTTTATAGGACTTGACTGGAATGGGGAAATCGCCGTGACTACTACTTGCCTCAATATCAAAACTACAGATCTTGTAGGGGACCCTTTTTTCCATTTCATTGAGAGCCATTATGCTTTTGTAATCAATTGCAAACTCATAAGTGCAACTGGTTTTCTTGTCCATTTTGAATTCTATGGTCTTCTTCTTTGGCAAAGCGATCCAGCCAGAAGGGCTAATGTTTTTAATATGAAAGAATCGGAGGAGTGGTGGAATATTCGCCTCATACAAATAAGTCTGAGTATCTCCGAAATTGAGACCATTTTCAAGGAGCTTCCTGTCCTTGCCATACCACAGATTCTTGGCTTTGTTGAAGACCTGATTGTTTTCAAAACTGAGGAACACGAATTTGTGCTCTTTGCCACCGTCAAATCCGTAGAGTTTCTTCTTCTTGATGAGTTTGCATTCGCAGATGGATGCCTCATAATATTTGCCGACTTTTTTCTTGAGGAAAGATAAGAAGGCAGATTTTGTTCCTTGAACCCAAGATTCGTCTACTTTTACATAGAAGAATGGCTTGAAATTTTCTGCCAAGATGGAGCAACTTTCGCCCTTCTCATTGATACCGAACATTTGAATGACAAACTTGGCATCGTCCTTCCTTTCTTTCCCGAAACCTTCCTCATCGGAACTGGCCTCTTGGTCTTTCTGATTATATACGTTAAAGTCAAAGATTCTAAAAGCTGATTCCATTTGGTTTGATGTACTGGTTATAATATTGAGTTATTTCTAATTCAATTTTTTCAATGTTTACAAATTTCTATAATTGAAATTGCGTTTTATAAATTATTAAATTAATATAAACATTTGTCATAAAAATATATAATAAATAATCTTATATATTTTTCTCATCTTCTTTTAAAATTTGATTTTTTTGATTTTTTCGTCTTTTTAGATTTTTTCCCAACCTTTTTAGATTTTTTAGATTTTTTCCCAAATGCAATAGGCGATAACTTATCTTTTGGCCACATAGATTTTTTTCCTGCAGTAGTTCTTCCAATACAAATAGCGATTTTTTCAAACGGAGTTTTACTTGTTAAATATTCACTAACTGAAATAGAAGTATCATACCCATTATACATTATTCTTGATTTCGGGTTGAACTGAGATGGATCATATATTATATACGCACCAGGGTCTTCTGGATCATCTGGATCATCAGGATCTTCAATCATTTCTGTTTTTATTAATAATAATGCGTGAGAATCAGCAGTAATTCCTACATCTTTTAGTTTTTTTATGGCATCAGCATTATACTTTGCAAAAATAATAGTAGCGTGGCCTGGATCCATTTTCTCCAATAGAGTTTCAATATCTTCCCGAATTGTTTTTTTTTCAAGTTTCCCATCAAAATAAGGATCTAATTTTACAATCATTGTAATGTTGCCTAATCCTTTTTTCTCTAGCCTACGTTGACATATTGTTGCATCCAAAGATTCATCATCAATAACTCCTAATGCTCTTATAGCCCATCCAACGCATGCTTGTTCTTTTCCGGTAAAATATGTGTCACCACTTTTTGTATATTTATTATGTAATAAAGTAACGCGTTTATCAATGTCGTGTAATATACCATGATCTGAAGTGCTTCCGACTTGTGCAATATAGTTATCATTACATTTGAAAAAACTATAAGACGGTGCATCTGACCTTATTATTCGTCTAAATTTTGGTTGTGGTTTTTCTAATTTTTCTGATATTTTTTTAGGTTCTGGTGGGGCTTCTTTTAACATATATTATTAATATATAATATTTGTTAGAATATATTTGAAACTAATAACCTTATACCTATCTAAAAGATTCCTTCATTGATTTTATTAAAATTTTAGTAATTTAAAATTTTGACTTACTCATTATTAAAGATGAAAATAAATTGAAATACTTTTTCATTTTCCACAACCTGTACACTTTCAACAAGCAATAACAGTTATAAACGCAATGATATCAATTGAACTCAAGGATTTACAGGTCGGACAAACTTATTACATTCACCAAGTTAAAGATGAAGACACACACGAGCCACTTTCACTCAAGTACAAGGCGGTTTGCAATGCCGACTACTCGCAGCCTGGTGGATGGTACGAATTTGGGTTTGATACATTAAAAGGTATTAATACCCAAGATATCGATGGCGGACTTGGCATTTCGATTGATGAAGACCGTTGGGGACTATACAAGTTTTACTTGTGTGAAAGCGATGCAATCTTTGAAAGGGTCACCATAAACGCTGCATTGAAAGATATTACAGGTGACACGTTCTTTCGCTTCTATTAGTTAGGTAGCTAGATAGCTAGGTAACTAGGTAACTAGGTAGCTAGATAGCTAGGTATTAAGGGGTTGGATTAACTGTAAAACCATTATATATGGTAATCCCCTTTTTTCTCTCATTTTCTTCCATATTTACAATATTGTTTTTGAGAGAAACCTTTGGGTCTCTTGCAATTAATACTCTTCTTGTATTTTTTGGACCACTTGCCACCTTTTCTACTTTTTCCACTTTTTCTAGTGCGGCGGCCACCCCTTAGTCTTCCGCCACCCATTAGTCTTCCGCCACCCCTTAGGCCAGAGCCACCCATTAGCCTTCCTACTTGTTTGTACTTCACGCTTTCAACTTTTTCTCTTCCGCTCTTTTCATCAATCCATTTTTTGAAAGATTCCACATTTCTGTTTCCTTCATATTCTTCCACCTTCTTCCCATTTCCAGAAATCACTTTAAAATTAGGGAACCCTGTTGGGGCGGGTCCAGTTAGTTCAAGCAATTCTTTGCGCATTTTAAGCACTTCTTCTTTTTGTTTTTCTTTTTCTTTGCGTTTTTCCTCATCTTTTTCATCAATATGATCTAATTGAAGTATATTTATAAGTCCACTTTCATCCAAAAGTTCCTGGTTTAACATTGCAACTGTTACACCATCTTTTTTAATAGAAGACAACTTGTTCCATTCTGGCTTGGCATCATCACAATGTCCACAACCTGTCATAAAGGTAAACAAAAACACCTTTTGTCCAGAGCGAAGATTTTCAAGAAGACCTTCAATATTTTCAATGGTTATTTTAGGGTTATCAAGTTGTTCCATATTAGCTTTATTTACTTCACCAATAATCACAAAATGGGATCCTTCAGATGATGAACTATGTGATTTATTGGAACTAGATTTGGTCATTATAAAATAAATACAGAAAATAAAACAAAGTCATAATTTAACGTGAATTTTATATTAGTCTAATATATATGACATTATTACTTATATTAATTTTAGTGACATTTTTATCAGGGCTCTATTTTTGTATGACAAATACTTCAGCTAAAGCAATAGAAGGTCTTACGAATAATAATAGTGGAAGGCCTAGATGCCCCAATATTCTTTTACAAAAGAACGCCAAGTTTTATTTATATAATTCTGATGTTGCTATGGTCCCTGGTGTGAACCCAATTGAATTTGATAATTTAGAAGATTATACTGAATTTATTGAATGGCAACGTGCCAAGGGGATTCGTTGTCCTGTATTATATTTACAGAACACTATTGATGCACAAGGCGAAGAAGTATACAAGATCCGTCCAAGTGTTAGTGAACCACAAGGTGGTCTTCCACCAACCTTTACTACTGCTCCCACTGCACCAAATCCAACACTACTCGTAGATGCCACACGCAATGATCACCCTTGGAACACAAACTCTGTTCCCGCTTATGATACTACAGATTATTATCAAGGATCTACAACCCCTCTTGATACAATGCCAAATGAAACTGAGGAAAATATGCTTTATAGTCCCAATCCAATGGACGATAATTGGGGTGGACAAAAATATACACAATCGCTAGTAGATAGCGGGTACTATGCGGGGAATGAAGTTAATATTGCTGTTGCTTAAAGCGTTAGCAACTGTTAAAGCATTAGCAACTGTTAAAGCGTTAGCAACTGTTAAAGAATTAGCAACTGTTAAAGCGTATCGACTTAAGAAAAATATGAGATGATAATACAACCTCATATTTTTAACAAAGTATTACTCTTATTGGCTGTCCAAGTAAGTCATTATTCCATTTAAAGTGCCTCTAGCATCGCTCATTGCCTTCATTGATGCAAACAGAGCCATATTTGGGTTAGGCTTACCAGGTTCAGACTCTTGATTTGGTTTGATTTGTAATGCTGTTTGCAACATATTTAATTTCATAAAATCGTCTAAACTCAATAAAATATTCTCATATTCTGTTCTGTATTTAGATATTAATAACTTGTCTTGTAAACCAGCAATTCGCGCCTTCAAAAGTTTATTGAATTCTGCTGCTTTTGCGGCTTCGCCATTAGTAGAAGCACCACCTTCTGTAGAAGTTGATTCATCCCCCATATTCGCAGCACCTTCTAATACTTTCGCTTGGAGTTTAAATAACTTGGCTCCATAAAACACTAAAACTCCTGTAATCACACAAATCCCAATAAATTTTAATATATCTTCATTTATGTTATGAGCCATTTACTATATATTATTTATGATACAAAAATTTCATAATATTTTCTAATATTGTTTTGCTAATTTTGCGTGTTTGACCCTTCTCATTTGTATAAGATAAATCTTTCAAAATTCCTGGATCCAACTTCAACTGGATAATCAGGTTGTCAATTGTACCGAATTTTTTCATTATTACTAGCGCACTAGTGGAACTAATTCCTGGGATTTGACAAAGCATAATCTCGCCAATATTTTCAGGAGTAATATTGTCTTTTTTTACTTTTTTCACTACAGTGCAATAATCTTTTAGTCCAAGTTCTTTTTCTTCTCCTTCTTCGCCTTCGTCTTCGCCTTCAACACTAGTACTAGTATTAGGATTTTCTGTTTTCTTATTAACATAATAACCTACCTTGTTATCTTTTTCAGACTTCTGAATTTTGTATGCCATATTACAGATCATAATACTGGTTTCATCCAGATTGAAAGACCTTAAAACCGAAAACCCTTTGAAATAGTTGAGAGAAACAATGCTGGAATAAAGAGTTGATTTATCTATTTTGTTCTTGAATAAATTAGATTGGTATTGGTTCATCTTATGAATGTCGCCTTCAATCAAATAAATGATATTATGATTATGAACAGGGGAACCATTCAACCGATATGATTGTTCTTCGTAACGACCATCCTTAATACTCGATGCCAAATCTGTAAGGCTTTTTCTCTCAACAATAACTTTTTCTTCAAAAATTTGTGTACCGTTTTCTTTGGTTTTATTATTTCCAATAATAACATCTCCTAGAGGTAATGCTTCCACTATTAACTCAAGATCTTTATAATTCGGAATAATTTCAATATAATGTTTGCATAACTTGATAAGCTCTTGTTCCCTATTGTCTATCTTAATAATCATAATAATTTAATAACAAAGAAGTTATTAAATTATTTTATAGTTATATATTTATTTTTGTTGCCTTTTTACATTTGTTTTTTTGGTTTTTTGGTTTTTGACTTTGGTTTTTGGTTTGTAACCTTTTACATAAGACCTCCACGTCTGTAAACCTGGTATCTTGTACCTTGTGTAGGACTGCGAGTTGTTAGAAGTAAGAATGCTGCTAAAGGAGGGGTAGACTGAGGGGCTCTAACTAAATAGTTACCCATATTTCCACGGCTCCAAGTGGTACCGAAGGTGACAATGCCAGCCTTCTTAACACCACCGCAAGAACCTCCAGATAAGCATCCACGATTAGCAAGAGAATCAGCATTTCTAGCCGCTTTGGCTCCAGACATATAGTTCATTCCTGTCATTTATATATACCCTTAATATTATTTTCTTTTAAAAGACAATAAAAGAGTAGGAGAGAATATAGATAATAATTAAAAGATATAAAAACATATTGACAATATAAATAAAATGGAGCAACCAGACAAGGAATTATTACACGACGATGATATTTTACGATCAGAAGATGGATTAGTTTTCAATCCATATAATTCCTTAAATGTGGAGATTACATTGAATGATGTTCAATCTATTCTCACTAAATACGGCGTCCCTGGGATTGTAAATAACTTGGACTTGTATAAACGTGCATTTGTTCACCGTTCTTATATTAAACGCCCCTTTTCAGAAAATGCGATGCAAAATATTACTATTGTTGATAGACCCGAGGATTGTTTACCACTAAAAACTAAATCTAATGAACGGCTAGAGTTTTTAGGGGATGGTGTATTAGAACTAGTTACTAAATATTATTTGTACCGCAGATTTCCTAAAGAAAATGAGGGTTTTATGACAGAAAAGAAGATTGCGATTGTTAAAAACGAGGCTATCGGCAAAATCGCGCTTGAAATGCGTCTTAATAAATGGTTGATCTTATCAAAACACGCAGAGGAGAAAAAAATACGTAACAATTTGAAGAAGTTGGGTTGTCTTTTTGAGTCATTTTTAGGAGCGCTTTTCCTTGATTTCAATAAGGTCAAAGTGAAAGACGAGGAAGAGTGGTTTACAAATGTCTTTGTGACTGGTCCAGGATTCCAAATGGCGCAGAAATTTGTGGAGGCGATCTTTGAGAAACACATTGACTGGATTGCACTTATTCAAAATGATGACAACTATAAGAACATACTACAAGTAAAAATTCAGAAGGAGTTCAAAGTAACTCCACATTATTTAGAGATGGAACATGATGTTGAAAATGGATATAAAATGGGAGTTTATTTGTGTGTTGGACAGCCAATTTATAATGTGCATTATAGTGATGCTATTCATATTCAGCAGTTGAAAAATTTTGCAGCAGTCAATGAACATATTAATGCAAATGGTGGTAAAATATTTTTGTTTTTGGGACAAGGTCAACATAAAATCAAGCGAAAGGCTGAACAGATGGCTTGTAATGAAGCATTGGGTAATATTGGTATTTAAAGAATATCAAAATTGGAAACAAGTGAATTAATCAGAGTAATATTTATTTGAAGACAAATACTACAAATAAATATATTGAAATACTATAAGGAATGAGTAACAAACCTTTAGAATCTTTATTATCAAAGATGCGTCCTAAACCAGATATTTCGGAACAAATGATAAAGGAGGTAAGGGTAATAAATGTGCCTGTTGCAGAAAAAACGAAAGAAGAAGTTGCCATCCAAAATGTGGAAATCGCTGATTCACGTGAGAAAAACGCGGATTTTGACATTGCTGAATTGAATCAGCGCCTTTTACAAAATAAATTGACCAAGGTAAGAGAGGCAACAAAAGGTCCTATTGCTGTTGCCGAAGCCGAAGAGACAATTATAATAAAACCAAAATCTAAAAAACTTAAATCCAAACCAATCCTTAAATTGGTGGAAGAATTGGAAGGTGAAGAAGCGCCAGCTATTGAGGCAGTTGACTTGGACCAACCCCAACTTGAAGAAGCCGAAGCCGAAGCCGAAGAGCCAAGTAAGAAAAAACGTATCACTCCAAAACCCAAGAAAGGAGTGGCTGAATTGAGTCCTGAAGAATGGGTGGATATTGATGGACAATCTGTTATAGAACGATTACCTGCAAAGAGTCCACAAGTGAATTATAAGGTCAGCAGTTACTATATGAATAATCGCGAAGTCTTCATCAGTTTTATTAATTCTTTGATGGAGCCTTATCGTGATCAAATATTGGATGAAAGTAATCCAGTGACTTGTGAAACCATCGGCAATTCAAGTGAAGATGTTTCTTTATTAACTCATCAAAAAATTGTGCGTGACTACTTGAACTTGTATACACCTTATCGTGGTCTCCTTTTATACCATGGCCTGGGGTCGGGTAAGTGTCACAAAAAAGGCACACCTATTATGTTGGCAGATGGTTCAATAGAGTTAGTTGAAAATTTGAAAGTCGGCGATTTTTTGATGGGAGACAATTCAACTCCAAGACAGATAATTTCTTTAGCAAGAGGTCGCGATAAGATGTATGACATTATTCCTATTAAAGGAGAGAAATATACTGTCAACCAAGAACATATTTTGTGTTTAAAAGCATCTGGATTTCCAAAAATTTGTCGTAATAATCATAAAGCAAATACACATTATAATATTCAATGGATTGAAAATAATGAATTTAAATCAAAGACATTTAGCTTTCACCCAGAAAAAAATGACGAACCTGAAGTAAAAGAAAATGCATACAAGTTTTATAATGAAATTTTTTTGAATAAAGAAACAAATGATAATATTTATGAAATTTCAGTGAAAGATTATTTAAAAATATCTAATAAGAAAAAGGCTTTTTTAAAAGGATACAGAGTGCCTATTGATTTTCCTGAAAAAGAATTGCCAATGGATCCTTATTTAATTGGTTATTGGTTAGGCGATGGTTCTTCTTATGGTCCACAAATAACTAGTCAAGATTCAAGCGTTTTAAAATTCTTTTCAAATAAATTGAAAGAATACAATTTGAGTATGCGTTTTGGAAATAAATATGCTTACAATATTTTTGGTAATGGAAGGTATGGAAGCAACCCATTTTTAACCACATTAAAGAATCTGAATTTAATCAAGAATAAACATATTCCAATGATTTATAAATGCAACTCAAGAGAGAACCGTCTCAAACTGCTCGCAGGTTTAATAGATAGTGATGGACATCTGGATAGAAATAATGGTTTTGAATTCTCTCAGAAAAATGAAGAGTTGATGGATGATGTCATTTATTTGGCACGAAGCTTAGGTTTTTCTTGTTATAAATCAGAAAAGAAAACATCTTGGACTTATAAAGGCATAAAGAATTATGGAACAGCATTTAGATGTCATATCAATGGTACAGGAATTGAAGAAATCCCAACTTTAATACCGAGAAAAAGAGCTGAATCTAGGAAGCAAATAAAAGATGCATTAGTTACTGGAATTAAAGTAGAATATGTAAATGAAGATGAATATTATGGATTTAACTTGGACGGAAATCATAGATATGTAATGGGGGACTTCACTGTATCACATAATAGTCTTTCATCTATTGCAATTGCTGAGGGAATGAAGAGTGCTAAAAAGGTAATAATTATGTTACCGGCATCTCTTCGCCGAAATTACATAGAAGAGTTGAAAAAAGGCGGCGATCCTCTTTACAGGAAAAATCAATATTGGGAATGGATCTCCATTGTTACAAACCCTGAAGCATTGGAAACCTTGTCAAGCGTACTCAATTTATCAGTGGAATTTATTAAAAAGAAGAAGGGAGCGTGGCTTGTGAATGCCAAAGAGACCGAAGCCAATTATGAAGGTCTCTCTAGTGAACAAAAGAGAAGTTTGAATGAACAACTTGAAGAGATGATTTTTGCTAAATACCAGTTCATCAATTATAATGGGTTACGTCGTGATAAATTTGCAACAATGTCCAATAATTTTGAATCCAATATTTTTGATGATAAAGTGGTAGTCATTGATGAGGCACACAACTTTGTAAGTCGCATTGTGAATAAATTGTCAAAAGAAAAAGAAATTCCAAGTGACAGAACTGGAAGGAAAGAGAGAGTCAGTATATTTCTCTCTTTGATTATGTATGAAATGCTTCTAAGAGCAAATAACGCCAAGATTGTTTTACTTTCAGGTACACCTGTTATTAACTATCCAAACGAGCTCGGAATTATGTTCAATATATTGAGAGGTTATATCAAGACCTGGGAGATTCCATTAAATATCAAAACAAGCCAAAAAATCAACCAAGCCGAAATAGAGCGCATATTTGAAAGTGAAAAACTCCACGATTATATTGAATACAGTGCATCCAACAAAAAGTTGATGATAACCCGTAACCCATTTGGTTTTGAAAACAAGGTGAAAGAAGATGGTAGTTATCATGGAGTTACAAGCGATCAGAAAAAACGAAAAGATTCAAAAACAGGTAAAACTGTTTTCTATGAACGTGGTCAAGAATCCGATGCCGATTTTGAGAGAAAAGTGATCCACATTTTAAGAGACGCAGGGATTGAAGTGATCTTAGGAGAAATGCAAGTACATATGTTCAAGGCACTACCAGATAAGTTGGATGAATTCTTGACATTATTTGTAGATTCTGAAAAAGGTGGCATCAAAAACAGCGATCTATTCAAACGCCGTATTTTGGGTCTCACTTCTTATTTCAAATCGGCGCAAGAAGAGCTTTTACCTAGATATGAAAAACTCGCGGACTTCAAGGTAATTAAGGTTCCTATGAGTGATTATCAGTTTGTTGTTTATGAGTTGGCACGAGAAGCAGAGAGAGAGCAAGAAGAATCGCACAAGAGGAGAGTAAAAAAGGTAGATGAAAATGGAGTCTATAAAGAACCTGTATCTACTTATCGTATTTTCTCTCGTCTTTATTGTAACTTTGTGATGCCAAGACCTCCAGGTCGTCCTATTCCATTGAAGCATGGACAAGAATCCGAACCATTTGTTTGCCCTGGTGAATCTGCGGTTGAAGTAGGTCCAGAACTTCCAGTAGATGAACTTTATCAACAAGAACAAAGCAAACTTGGTGAACAGCGTTTTAAAGCGCTTGTTGAATCTTTTGAAAAAATTTTTGGAAAACCCCCTAAAAGCAAGGAAAGTCGCGATTTGACAGAAGAAGAAGATTTAGAAGAAGACGGTGATGAAGTGTTAAATAAGATCGGTGACGTAGACTACCCAGCTCGTATAGAAGCGGCATTTGACTGCCTCAAGAAAAATTCGGCCAAATACTTGAGTAAATCGGCATTGGAAAAATACAGTCCAAAGTATTTGCATATTTTGGAGAACATTGAAGACCCTGATCACTTAGGTAACCATTTGGTTTACAGTCAATTCAGAACCTTGGAAGGTATTGGTATTTTCACTCTTGTGTTAAATTATAATGGATTTACAAGATTCAAAATCAGGAAAGATGCGAACGGTGATTGGGAACTAGATATTAGCCCAGAGAATCGCGGTAAACCTACTTATGCTCTTTACACAGGTACTGAATCGGCCGAAGAAAAGGAGATGATTCGTAATATTTATAATGGAGATTGGCCAGAAGGTAGCAAAGTTACTCAAGAGCTAAAACAGATTGCCAATAATAATAATATGGGCGAGATCATTAAAGTATTTATGATCACTGCATCTGGATCGGAAGGTATCAATCTTCGTAATACACGTTATGTGCATATTATGGAGCCTTATTGGAATCCTGCACGTATTGATCAAGTTGTTGGACGTGCACGTCGTATTTGCAGTCACAAAGCTCTTCCTCAGGCACTCCAAACAGTGGAAGTGTTCTTGTATTTGATGACCTTTTCTGCTCAACAAATGGCAAGTGACGGTGCAATAGAATTGAAACTCAAAGATAAGAGTAAGAAGAAGTATCAAATTGCTCCTGGTAGTTCTAAAATGGCAGAGATTCCATTTACAAGTGATGAAGCACTTTATGAAATCTCCAATATCAAAGAAGAAGTGTCCGAGAAACTGATGACTGCAATCAAGGAATCATCTATTGATTGTGCGATTTACTCACGTGCTGGAGCCAAGGAGCAGTTGCATTGCTTGGCATTCCCTGATGCGAAAACAGGAGACTTTTCTTATGTACCTTCTATTAAAAAGGAGGAGAAGGATAGCACTCAGGTTATGAATAAGCAATTGATTGAATGGACCGGAATAGAAGTAGATATTAAAAAGAAGACATATATTGCACGAAAAATGAGAGAAAACTTTTACTATATTTATGATTATGATAGTTATCAACGTGCTCGTGCTGATCCAGGAGTTGAACCTACACAATTAGGCACTCTTGAAATTAAAGGCGACAAGCAAGTTTTCAAAAAAATATAAGGTCAAATATATATATATAAAAAATTTATAAAATCAATTATTAGATTTATTGTTTGTAACAATAAATATAATTACTCAGCATTCTTAACATTTTTCGTGAATATGAAGAGAAACACAATCATAAATGTTTTTACTAGTTTTTGAAACCTTAAATATTCGTCTATTTCTTGCAATGTCAATTTTTTATGAGTAATATCTTTTTTTTGTTTTCTCAGAATATTCAGTTCTTTTTTTACGCCGTTTTTATAAAGATAACTCACGAATCCAATAATCGTCAATGATACAGCTTCCGACAAAGAAGCTTCGCTAAGATAATGACTATAGTCTATATTTTGCATTTGATATGCAAAATTTTCTACTTTGACAAAATCGTGATATAGTACCTTGACGATCCCGTTTTTAATGGCAAGAGGTTTTTTACATTCTTTGGTATATTTCTCGGAATCAGTCTTGGATTTGGCTTTGGATTTGGCCTTGGGTTTGGCTTTTGTTTTGATTAAATATCTCTTTTGTGGAACGACAACTGTGTAAGGGTTCATAGATTTATCTCCTGCAAATTCCCACTCCACTTCTCCACAAGACCAGTCCTCATAATAATAATATACTTCTTCTTGAGATTTAACCATTTTTATATTTTGGTCATTCTCACGCTTGAATATTTTTTGAATATTACTATTAATGTTAAACCCTTGACAACTCTGATAACAAATCTGAAGAAATAATAAAGAAAGCGCGAACCAATTGAATTGCATTTGTGTAACTGTATTATATTATATTATTCTTTTATATCTCTAAAACTTATTCAATTTTTTTATTTATTCCCTCTGAGAGGTTTTCTATAACTCTCATCATGTTATCAAATTTTTGATTTATTAACAAAACGTCATCTTGTAATTTCTTTATAATATCACTTTCTTGTGAAATTTGTTTGTCTTGATTTTCTGATGGTTGTATAGTTGGTTGATTCGGTTTCATCTTCAATTTGGAAAAAATATTAGGTAATTGATTAGATGCGTTTTTAGTCTCTTGATTTTGGTCTTGGTGTTGAATCTCTTGAATATCAAATGTCAAGTTTTCACCCCACGTAACGCGTTTATCTAAAAATTTATTTTCTTCTATTGGAGTAACAGATTTAGTAGTAGTTTGTGCTGCTCTAATTGGCAATTTTTCAGACTTGACAGATGTTTCTTGAGGATGTAACCATTTTTCAGCTTCTTGTGGATTCAGATTTTGATTATGTATTTGGTCTATTTCATAATTTCGTTGTGCTAAAGTTCGGGCAATTAATTCTTCCATTTCACTTATAGGTTTATCTATAGTTCCAACTTTGAAATTGGGTACTTCTGGTATAGGATTCACCATTGATTTTTCAAAATCAATTTGTTTGAGCTTGAGTTCTTTTTCAAAACTAGATCTTTTACTATTTTGAATTTCTTCAAATGTGATTAATTCAGGCTCAGATTGTTTTTGATTGGTTTTTGTTGTTTGCTGGTTTATTGGCTCTTGATACTCTAATGATCCCAGATAATTTGTTATAAAAATTTTATTTAAAGTGAGACAATCTGTTTTATCATTTTTCTGTACTACCATAATTTCAATAAATTTACCCACTTTAAATAAAAAATCTAATTTAATATTGTCTACGCTTTCTTGCTTTCCACTATTTACATCAAGAATTATTTCCCATAATAAACCAATGTTTTCTTCGCTTTTAAATTCATTAATTGTCATAAATTATATAACTTTTATTTTTTATATAATTTATTCTTCATAATATGTATTTTGTGCATTTTAATTTATAAATCTTCATTAAAATATATTTTACGGAATTGTTGCATATATTTATCATTTAATATATGGGTTTTCAAATATTCACCTGTAATTTTATCCTCTAACATATGTACAATAAAATATATGCTATAAATTCCACATTCTGTGTTACCGTATTGATGTTCTACTGGATAATTCTTATCAAATTTGAAATTTAGCGGCGGGTTCATTTTTGCACCTTCATCAACTATGCGGTCTACTAAGGTTTGCACCTCGGGTTTTATGTCATCTCCAGCACTATCAAAATAAAAGATTTGTCCTTTCTTGATATTAATAAACATACTTATCCAATGCTCACCGCCTTTATTATGTGGATCTGTATTAAAGATGATTCCGATTTTTGTTTTCCCGTTTTTAATTTGATCTTCAACGCTGAAATTACATAGTTCATCCCAAACACATTCTCCATACATTTTTTTAACATCAAAATCAATGGGGGAAGGTCCAATAAATTCAAAACATTTATATGTTTTTTCGTATTGTTTCATCACGTCTAATATTTCCATACTAGAAAGCCAAGCATTTGGTTTTTTCTTCCACTCTTTTGGAGATTCTGGTGCGAAAGAATCCTTGAGTTCTTTGTTTAATTTACCATCCACAAATTTCTGTTTTAACCAACACGACTCTTTATTACATACTCCTTGCATTTTTTGTTTCAAGGATATCCAGATCTCCCTTGTATCATTTGTTGTTATTAGTACATCAGGATGCCTGGCATTCCAAAGATCTCTTAATTTATATAATGTTTCGTCTTCATAACAAGAAAAGTCCTTGGTTTTTTCTTTTGTTTTAGGGCTACACTGAAGTTTAATCATTTCACCTTTTTTTTGAAGGCGTTTGAACTCAATGTTTGCATCTATAGATGGAACAAGAATTTGTTTTCTGGTTTTTTTATGGAATTTTGAACGTTGACTTTTCTTATTTTTTTTATTATATTTATTCCATCTTTTATTTTGTTTTCTTGTCTTTGTTGCCTTCCTTGTCATAAATATTAGATAGATTATTCTTTTCTTTCTTATCTTTCACTTTGATACCCTTTTTCTTCAATTTCGGGTCTTTTAAATCAATAGATTTCTCAACTGGTAAGACTTCTTTTTTAATAGTTTGGGTGCTTTTTCGTTTCACCAACTTTTCCAATGAGTTTGGTTCAGTTATTTTAATAGAACGCATTAAAAGTTGATCTGCCTGTTCTATACTATTTATAGCATCCACATTCAATGCTGGATTATTGTTCACTTCGCTATTTGAATTCAACAAACCAATATAATCTTCTTGTACAATATCGGTCTTATCTAAATTTTTGAAATACTCAATACAGACTCTTGAATAAACATCAAATGCCATATGTATGTCTTTATTATAAGTTTTGAGTTGTTGTAGATTATGGGATTCTTGACTATCTTTTTCGGCTTCAGATGATAAGAGTTGTTTTGTTAGATCGCTTATTCGTTTCCTATAAAAACGCTTATCTTTCCTATATTCTCTCTGCTTCTCACTGCTATTCTTTTCTAAATATTTACCATATGCATCTTTATTCAAAAAATATTCCAATGATAATTCATCTACAAGCTTGTTATTTTCGGTCATATTATAATTAATCTTTAAAATTTAAGAGTTATAATTTATTATATAATATTATAAATAAAAATATTACAAAATATTATAATGAAAGTATTTTCAATATTAGGCAGTAGACATCCACTAGTTGGAATAACAAAAAAAGGGCACTCTCATGCAAATACAAATTCAAATACAAATTCAAATACAAATTCAAGTTTATATTTACAACCAACAACAATGTCACAAGATAAAACAACAACAACAACAACAATACCACAAGATAAAACAATAATGTTATTAGAAACAACATTCGGTTATAATGACAAATATGTTAAAAAAACATTTGAATATTATTGGAATCAATATCCAAGTGTATGGTCTTCTATAGAAATTATTAATACAAATATAGATATAAACAATTCATCAAAGGTTGTAGAAACTAAAGAAGATATTATTTCAAATAATATTTCAAATTTAAATTATTATTATAGTTTAGGTTATAGATTATTTATTGGATTTAGCACATCTTCTATTTTAGAAGGAGTTTTACCTTGGTTTGATTCACATCCTAATGCATTAGGTATATCTTTATCAAGTAGTTCAGATAGATTGGCAATACCTAAATTTGTGTATAGACTGCAACCACCAGATTCTAAGTTATTAAATGCATTAAAACCAATTTTAGATAATTCACCTCAAGTATTCTATTTTTATTCAAAAAATCAAAATGCTTCTGAATCTTTGTTGTCGTTATTCGGGAGTTTATATGGAAATAAATTTTATGCATATGCGATTGAAGATGACTCAAGTAATATAACAAAAAATCAAATAGAAAATTTTTACTCAATGAGCGGAGGAGTTAATGAAAAATCAGTAGCAATAGTTTATTTATACATTTTCCATCAACGTGAAGACTATTTAAATATTTATAATGCGGAATTTCCAATGCTCTGTAATAATTATGATATTACAGTTAGTAATTTAATTGATGTAAATGAAAATTCAAAACCTTATGTAGTTGATAAATATCAGGTTTTATATTTTTCTTCATTATCAAGCAGTTTAATGTATAGAGAAGGATTAGATGCATTAGGATCGGATTTTATAGGAGCTGTTCCAAATGCATTAGTATTACAAAAGTTTTTATCCACATATGGTGATGAAAATATAAATGCCATTAGTTCTCAAAATGATATTTTAGAATTTGATGACAAAAAAGATCTGAAATATTATAGTGTTATTACATACACTTATACAAATGTGAATGGTGCTTATGTATATAAAAAATCAACATTATATACTTTCAATCCTTTTGCTAACAATTTAATAATAAATTATGAATAAAATACAATATTATGAATAAAATACAATATTATATAATTAAATTATATAATATCTCATTATTTTGATCTATATTAATTTTTTTATATAAATGAGATTGACTCTTATACAATATGTAAAACTTTACTCCCTAACGAGTGGTAAATCTAAAAACAAAACCAAACAAAAAGAAAACCAAACAAAAAGAAACAAGAAATCTAAGAAAACCAGAAAAAACAAAAATTAACTTTATTTGTTCAATTTGTTATTTATTTGAGCCATTGTTTGGTTTTGTTGTTGTGGGTTTTGACCCTGTTGTTGTGGGTTTTGACCATTGGATTTAACCTTCTCTTTGGTTTCTTCTGGAATCTTCACAGCATAACCACAATCATCATAAACAACATCTTTCAATTGCTGACGGGTATGATTCATAAAAATACCGTGCGCAACATCCTCAGCATTCGGATCAAATTCACTGAATTGTTCTTTTGCAAAAAGCCCAGGAAATGGTTGATAACAATTTGCGCTTTTATCTGGCTTAAAACTGTACTTATACAAGTCACTGTTGCTACTAGGAACATAAACAGATTGACTGCATTCTTGAAGTGCAAATACTTGATTTCTTAAAACAGACTCGTTATTGATGTTACTGGCGAAACCAGACCAAGGAGATTGAGTATTACCTGGATTGAAAACATTATGGACATTAAATACAGGTTGTTGATCAAGTTCCACATTAATGGGTGCTCTAGGGTCAACAATCGGCATAAATGAATACTTTGTCATTACTGGTCGGACGCTTAAATAAGGTTGTAAGAATTGTGACGGTACATTTCTATCATAAATTTTTCTGTTAATGTCATTTGTTATTTGAGAAGCAGACTCTTGCTCCGAGTAAACAGCTATTTTGGGTGTACTTGTCATTAATATTAAACAATATAATATTTTCTAAGGTTATTGCTTATTTGAATAATCAAAACAATATAAAGGTTTTTATAAGTATAATAATAAGTCTATCAAATGTGTGGTATTTTTGCTTTATTAAACAATGAAAATGATTTCACAAGTTCTTTTGTTGAAGAACAATTTTATAAAGGACAGTCTCGTGGTCCAGAATATTCTAAACTAAAACACGTAAGTATCAAAACGCAATTTGGTTTTCATCGGTTGGCAATCAATGGTCTTAACCCTGAATCAAATCAACCACTTGTGGATGGAGATATTAAACTAATATGCAATGGTGAGATTTACAATTACAAGGAACTTTATAAGATGCTTGACATTAAACCAAATACTGACTCAGATTGTGAAGTTATTATTCATTTATATAGAAAATTTGGTATTGAATATACTTTACAATTATTAGACGGAGTTTTTGCTTTTATTTTGTGTGATAATAAATTATGTGATCAAGATGCAGAATTATATGTTGCTAGAGATCCTTATGGTGTGAGACCCTTATACATAATGGAACCAACAAAAGATACTAAAACTAATAATAATGTAAATACGATTGCATTTGCATCAGAACTAAAAGTACTTTCAGGCTTCTGTAAGCAGTCTCCAAATAATTTCACAGTTGAACATTTTGAACCAGGAACATTTGTAAATTATTCGCAAAAATTCAAAGTGAATACAAAATGGGATTTAAATTATAAGAAGTGTTATCATTCTGTAGGATTTAATAATAATCCTTATCATTTTCTTGGAGGACAATGTGATATTGTTAAAGGTATTCAACATTATCTTCAACAAGCTGTTATAAAGCGAGTTTTAGTAACAGATCGTCCAGTTGCGTGTCTTTTGTCCGGTGGTCTAGATAGTAGTTTAATTAGTGCACTTGTCAATGAAGTACATAAGACTGTATCAGATCAAAAGTTAGAGACTTATAGTATTGGTCTAGAAGGATCTGAAGATCTAAAATATGCAAAAATTGTTGCAGAATACCTTGGCACAAACCATACTGAAATATTGTTGACTGAACAAGACTTCTTAGATTCTATTCCTGAAGTTATTAGAGTTATTGAAAGTTATGATACGACTTCTGTTCGGGCCAGTATTGGAAACTATTTACTCGGTAAATACATTTCACAAAATAGCGATGCAAAGGTGATTTTCAATGGAGATGGTTCGGATGAGTTGTGTGGAGGTTACTTGTATATGCATAAGGCGCCTAGTGCGCTAGACTTTGACTACGAATGTAGACGTTTGTTAAAAGATATTCACGCATTTGATGTCTTGAGGTCGGATAAATGTATATCGTCGCACGGGCTTGAACCGAGAACGCCATTTTTAGACCGTAGTTGGGTTCAGTTTTATCTAAATATTGAGCCACAATTTAGGTATCATCCAGGACAAAGTAATTGTGAGAAATGGCTTTTAAGGACTGCATTTTCGGAAGAGAATTTTCTTAATAAAGAAGGGTATCCATTATTACCAAAAGAAATTCTTTGGAGGAGGAAGGAGGCATTTTCAGATGGAGTAAGTAAACAGACCCGGTCACTTTATGAAATTATTCAACAACATATTAGTGAGAATTGTTGTGTTGAAACTTACGAGCTTTTTGATATGGATATTAGTTTAAAACATAATGAACCAAAGACATTAGAACAACAATATTATAGGAAAATTTTTGAATCACATTACCCAGATATGGCAAACGTTGTCCCTTATTTTTGGATGCCGCGTTTTGTTGAAGCTACTGATGCAAGTGCCCGAACATTGGATTTATACAAAACTCAGGGTTAGAGTTAGAGTTAGAGAGAATTAGACTAAGAGAGAGTTAGAGGTATAATTGATTAAGATATAAAAAATAATAATGAATTAATATATAAATTATTATGTTTTTGAAAGGTCTTTATAAAATACAAAATAAATTATTTGATGCGTTTATTATTTTTTCATATATAACATATGGTCTTATTTTGTTTGGATTTTCTACAAATGCACCTAAATATTTAAATTATATGGATTCTTATGTGCAAATTTATATTAGTTTATTTTTGATTATTCGTTTTAATCCTTTACGAAAAATTGTTTTTACTGATTTGGACAGAAAGATCGGATTTAGTGCAGGACTCTTCTTGTTTGCAACCACTACTATCAATCACTTTATGATTAATTATTTTGATAATTTAAAAAAAAAGGTTTTTAAAAATAAAAAGTCAGAAATAGATTCTAACCCAAATCCAAATCCAGATCCCAACCCCAGTTTAGACATAAACTCAGTAGAAAATTTAGATTCTGTAAAATCCTAATTTGGCCGTTTTCTTCCTTTTATTCCTTTGATTCCTATTACTTTTTGTGGTTGGTTGTAAATGCTTTTTACTGAAAAATTTCTGTAAATGAACCATTGTTTTTTTTGTAATGATTTTATCAATATCATAATCTTGTTGATTTTTTGTAACATATAAGAAATCAAAATTTCCCATAGCATTTTTCATAAAGTTACTAAAATAATCATAAGCTCCATCTTGTATAAGCATTTTGCCTATATCGCTTGAAATGAAACGTTGTATCATAACATCATACGTTAAGTTGTATACATATGGTTTTAATTTTATATAGTAAACATTGTGATTATTCATTTCAGGATGATATAAATCGTCTAGGAAACAGATTTTTGTGTTGAGTGGAATTTTTGTGCATCTTATAAAATCGTGGTATGTTTTATCATGAGTTGTTCTTCCTATTTCTACTTGTTTTCCATTTACTTTGAATGCGCATATGATTTGATCAAATAATTTGAAATTATGGAGACGAGTTCTTTGTTCAAAATATTCTTTAATAAATTGTACCCATTCTTTAGGCCCTTGGTTGTTTGTATAAATCATTACACCTTTACAAAGACCTTCACTTTTTTTATGCTTCAAATAATTCAATATTGATAAAATGTTTGGGCGTATAAATTCTGGATACAAATTAAAGATTTGATTGAATTCAATTTGACCTAATCTTTGAACCATTTGTCCATCGGCAGTTTTTGACTTTATATACGCATTCAATGATTCCCAAAACACACCAAATTCCACAAAATAACCAAGCGTCTCATCCATATCAAATACTACAATTCTTGATATATTCTTATCTTGCGTCATCTAAAATAGTCAGATATTTAAAAATTAAAGAAAGAAATATTATTTTGCATTCCAAAACCTTGAATTTAAATAATTATTTTATTTGTATAATTTATAGTTCATTCTAAATGAGTTATAGTTTAAATGATAATGATTATAAAAAAATATTACAATATTATCAATTAGATATACCCAAAAGTAGTAGAATAATGAAGAAGAAGGCAGAAGATATTATTGGTTTGAAATTGTGTTCTTGTATCAAAAAGGTCGGGGTTGTAAATGAACCAAAGAGTATTGGCGTTTGTACACGTGCTGTTATCAATCGCAAAGGAATGAATCGTGGAAAGTTCACCTGCAAAAAACAAAGAAAAATTGTTTTGACAAAGGTTAAGAAAGGGACACTTTCTATTGGTATAAAAAATGGTATAAAGAATGGTATAAAGAATATTAATAAAACGCGAAAATATAGATTAAAATAATATCATAATTTAATATGCAAAGATCAGAAGAAATTTATGATATTATTATTGTTGGTGGTGGTATTTCAGGACTATATAGCGCTTATAATATTTTAAAATTTGCACCTAGAACTAAATTAGTTGTACTTGAAGCCTATAAAAAAAAATGGTTTGGAGGCCGTACTGGAAATGTTGATTTTTATGGCACGTCTGTTGTAAAAGGTGCCGGAGTTGGACGAAAAAATAAAGATCATTTGTTAATTGAACTATTGCATAACCTGAATGTTCCTTATTCTGAGTTCAATGATCAAAAATATTACGCAGATACAGTTCAACCTCATTGTAATGTTAAACTTGTCATTGGCATGTTGCAAAAAATGTTGAAAGAGAGAAAAGACAAAGGCATTCATCCTACATTCAAAGAGTTTGTATTGCCTCTTTTAGGTCTTGAAAACTATAATCATCTAACAACTTGTTTAGGTTATACTGATTACGAGCAAGAAGATGCATATGATGTCATTTTTAATTATGGTTTTGATGATAATTATGGCAAGGAAACTTGTCTATTAATTCCTTGGTCTAAACTAGTAGAGAAATTGGCTCAAAAAATCGGAAGTAAAAATATCATTTTTTCTAGCAAGGTGGTTTCTATCAAAAAACCTGATTGTGGTGTTTTTTTATTGAAAGTTGAAAATGGAAAGAATTATTTATGTAATAAAGTGATCATTGCTACCACCATTAAAAGTATTGTAGAATTGTTACCTAAGTTCCCTATTTATAAACAAATACACGGGTATAATTTTGTGAGAGTTTATGGTAAGTTTAGTGCGCGTTCTGCAAGTATAATGAAAAAATATGTACCTGGTTATATTATTGTACCAGGACCTCTTCAAAAAATTATACCTATAAATTATGAAAAAGGGGTTTATATGATTGCTTATTCGGATAATCAGAACGCAAGTTTCTTTAAAACCCACGACTTACTTGAAAATAATCAGAAAAACCGGACCATATTTTGTTCATTGGTATCTGTAGCACTTGGTATAAGTGAAGACGAACGTAAACAACTCAGTTTAATTGCAATAAAAGATTTTTATTGGCCTATTGGTACACATTATTGCCAACCATTAAATACAAATGAATACAAAAATAGGCGTGAATTTATGAAACAAGCACAGCATCCAATGCATAATATTTTGGTTGTTGGTGAGGTTGTTTCCAATGATCAAGGTTGGGTTCAAGGGGCACTGGATAGTGTTCAAAAAGTTGTTAATAAAAAATGGGTTGTTGGAGAATAATGGGTTGTTGGAGAATAATGGGTTGCGTCAGAATAATGGGTTGTTGGAGAATAATGGGTTGCGTCAGAATAATGGGTTGCGTCAGAATAATGGGTTGCTTAAGCACCAATCCCAAAACGACGCTGTCTCTTATTATATTCTTTGATAGCCTTTTCCAGTTCTTCTAATCCGAAGTCCGGCCAGTAAACATCTGTAAAATAGAACTCCGAATAACTTAATTGCCATAATAAGAAATCACTAATGCGTTGTTCTCCACTTGTACGAATAATGAGATCTGGGTCTGGTATGTCTGTAACATATAAACATTTTTGGAAATTCTCAAAGGTGGGTTCAAGACCTTGTTGTATAATGTTCTTACAAGCATTTATTATTTCAGCCCTTCCTGAATAATCCAAACACAAAATAATGGTTTTCTCACAGTTTTTCGTGCGCTCCATTATTTTTGTTAATAAATTTCTTAGCTTTTTGGGCACTCTATCTAGCCTTCCTTGTACTAAAATCCTGTATTTGACTTGTTCCTCCATATATAGTTTCATTTTCTTGTAAACAATATCAAATATGTTTTTAATCTCATCTGGTGAGCGTTTCCAGTTTTGCTCAGCAAATACATAAAACGTCAAATACTGACTGCCATTAGAAAAACAATTATAAAAAATGTCTTCTAAATTATTACTGCCATTCATATGTCCATACAACCTAGATTGCTTCTGTTTTTTGGCCCAACGTCCATTTCCATCCATAATAAATGCAATGTGTTTAGGATATTTAAGTTTTTCATTTGTTCCTTTATTTTCATTACCAATGACTAGTTTTGATGTTTTATAAATGAATAAAACTAATAATAATATAATTCCTATTATAATAAATAATTTACAAATATCAATAATTTGTTTTAGCATATAATATAATTTAATATTTGTATTCAAAATATAAATACGAATATTACTTAACAATGATTTGAATATTTTCTGATAATTTGGTGTTAGTAAATATCATTTTTGCAAAAACAATAAGTATTTTGAATAAAACTAATGTAAGCAACATAAAAATCCATTGTAGAGTTATTTCTGGTCTAAGAATTTTACGATCTTTCTTATAATTAACAGGCGTTAAATTATTTACTACATCTATAAAACAAGATCCAGTATGATGGTCTTCAATAACTGATACTGGACAGTCACCGAAAGAAAAATTAATAAAAAGTATAATAAGTTGAATGATCCCGAGAGAATACAAAATAAATAAATTATCTGTTATCAAAATGATAAATATTGTTAAAAATAAAATACCACAATGTAAAATGGATGCTACACCACCTATTAATGCATTTCCTATATTCATAGTTGATCCCATTTATAAAGATAGTGAAAATAACCCTAACAAAATAATCTTAATATAATACATATGAGCGTTCCTTCTCATAGTACAAATTCTTCTTTATCAAATATATCAAGAAGTTCATATGATAAAGAATATATAGATAAAACCAACGAATTATTATTAGACCTCGGTTTTATTAAATTAAATAAGATAAATGGAAGTTATTTTGAAGACGATAACAAATTAGTTCTTGTAGATATTACAGACTATGATGAAAATGGTCATTTAACACCTATTATAATAAATGCTTTAACTATTGATAAATCAAAAAAACCTTATACGTTCAAATATTCTTATAAAGTTAAAGGTAAAACACACACATATAAAATTGATATGACTAATGATTGGTATGTAAAAAAATACTCGGAAAATGATTCTCGTGGAATAAAAAACAAACCATTCCATTTTAGTTCTAACCAAAAACACGATGATAATGGTAAAAAAACTGTTAGAAAGGTATTAATTCGTAATGGGAAAGGTTTCAAAAGTGTGTCTCATTACCATAAAGGTAAGCATATTCACACTAAAAAAAAGAAGTTGTCTTCTGTAGAGATTGGTCTAATTAAAATAGGTAAGTTTATTCCTGGATTATTTAAGGACTGTGGATGCAATAAAACTAAGAAACATAGAAATTAAATCAATAACGCATTAAAATGAATTGAGTGGTTTTAGGCTCTAAGACAGTGTGTCCAATGCATATAACAATACTTTCTCTTGATCACTCAACTTCTGGAAAACCAAACACTCGTCTAATTTTATTTGATAGTGTTTCTTCGCGAAATTCTTGCAATTCAAAAGCACACCTTTATCCGTGACGTTTACCTCACTTAGAATCGCACCATTTGTCAAATATATTTCGTCAGGATCTTTCAATGGTATCCACCTGATAAATCCTCCTACTTTTAGGTCGTTCATTTCGTCTATGTATATATATTCCTTCAACTTATTCATAATAGTAACTAGATCTTCTTTAGGAAGTTGAAGTTCTTTTAATATTTCAAATTTCATTGATTTTATTTTAGCATTATTTAGTTTAAGGAACTTGTTGTTATTTTCATTGTCAAGGGCCTTTAGTAAATTTTGCACATCCATAATATATTTTATTAATAGTTTTTTAATAGTTTTTTCAATAAATTTAGAAGAATTTGGGATCCAGGGTTTTACTATTTCAAAATATTATTTTGTTTGTTTATTATATAATGGCCCCTAGATCTCGTCACCAAAGTCGTCAAGCACGCCGTCAACGCACCCAACGCCGCCAACGCGGACAACGCCGTCAACGCACTCAGCGCCGTCACCGCGGTCGCAGCCAGCGCCATATGTAAATTCAAGCTCTTCATTTAGGGTAAAGGTTGGGCCAAATATTTTTAGTTAGGCGTTTTATAAAAAATTATCATTTATTTTGAATGATAATTTTATAATTTGAGTTATATTTGAATATGGTTTTTAGAAGTTAGACCAGGCAGAACCACCTAAGGCCTCATTTGCTGCCATTATCATACCTCCTCCGTTCTGGAATCCTTCCCCACCAGGGGTTGCTGCACCTACTAACGGGTTTGCATCATTTCTGTACATTGCATTATAGTCTGGCATTTGTTGTTGTGACGATTGGTCTTGTGGTAGCTGATTAATTGGAGTACTATCTGTGTAAAGAGACTGTGTCATTGCAGATGCGTTAGAAGGAGGCTGTGACTGTGATTGTGAAATTGGTTGACTCACTTTTACGTTTCCAGATGATGACCCTTTTTTCTTCTTGTTGTCCTTCTTGCCTTCCCATAATTCCATTATACGATCTACTAAAATGCTTACCTTCTCTCCTAATTTGGTTTGAAGACTCAATGTTATGACTAATACGGCTAAAATAATGTAGGTTACACTGAATTCAGGATACTTAGATCCACTATAAGTAGGAATAAATGTAATGATGCGATTGGTTAATAAAATACCCAAAAACATCACAATAATTTGGATTATTATTTCTGCTAAAAGTTCAAGACTTCCCTTTTCGTCATCTGCTTCTGGGACAAAACGCTGCATTGCTTTATTCAAAATAACAATTGGGATAATTGCAATCAATGAATATTGAATGATATTCAGGATCTCTGATTTTGATTCATCTTCAAAATTGAAAACATGTTTGAAAAATCCTGGTTTTGATGAACTTGATGATTCGCTCAAACTATCCATATATGATTTATAAAAAGAAATTAAAAATCTTGAGGCAATATTATTATTGTTCTTATTTGTTAGTCAAATATTCGTTAATAATTAATATTCCAAAAAGTAGTAATGATATACAATGTACAACTACGTGAATATTTGCTGCCAAATTATTACCATTATCACTGTCTATGAATTTCTTTATGAATTTACTTGAAACATATAACAACATCATTAATACAACGATACTTAATGTTACTAATTGCAACATTTTATTTTGTATTTTAAGCCCATAATAAATATAGACTGCTGCTGAAATTAACATAATCGTGCGATCTAGATTTTTGGCTGCATTGCTAGTTATTCCGTGATTAATAATAGATGTTGCAATTCCAACATAAGTGATTGCATAAAGAGGCAATAATTTTTTATTGTAGAAATAAATGGAAATAGCAATAATGATGATGCCTATGATAATAGATGAATAAAATAACGTAGTATTCATATATTATGTCTTGATAATTATTGTCTTTTTTGAGTCCTTTTGTTTTGTTTCTTGTTATGTTTTTTATTATGCTTCTTGGATTTCTTGGACTTCTTGTTATGCTTCTTGGACTTCTTATGATGTTTCTTTGCACCCTTGAAGTATCTTTGGGTTTTTCTACCTCCCATGCCAGGACCACGAGAGAATTTTGAAGGTTCCCATTGAGTTTTATATTCTTCTCTAAGTGGCCAAATAGGTTCTAAATTTCTATCAAAAAAATTCTTGTCAAATGTTATTTCGGAAATATTATCATTTATTACTTGTATTATTTCTCCATTATTTGTTATAACAGTTAATGAGCCTTTTTTTGGGTCTTCAAAATGATTACCATGCTCCTTCAAAAAACCTTCTATTATTGTTCCATCTTTTGTTTTAATAATAACCTTTAAGTTTGCAAAATGACTCGGTTGATTAAAATATAGAGGATCAATATATCTATTTTCATAGTCTTTAAAAAAATTAGTGTAAAACTCTTCTCCAGTTACTGTATATTTTGGACGTTGGGTTTCTTGTAATTCAAATTCTAAATCAGAACCAATATCATCTGGTGATATACGAGGTGGTGATATAAGACCTCTTGCAAATTTTTTATTTGCTTTAGCATTTGCAAAAAAATTAGGTTGAGGGAAATTAATTGACATTATTATAAAATATTAAGATATAAAAAATATTTTTCATATTATACCAAATGATCAAGTCTTTTAAAGAGAGATTACCTGGGCCCAACAAAGAAGAACAACAATATTTGCAACTGATTAGGGATATCTTGGACCAAGGTGTTCTAGAATCTGGACGCAATGGTGTTACGAAATCAATATTTGGATCTGCAATGCATTTCTCTCTTGAAGATGGTGTTATACCTTTGCTAACTACTAAAAAGGTCGCTTGGAAGACCTGTCTAAAAGAACTCTTGTGGTTCATTCGCGGACAAACGGATGCTAAAATTTTACAGAGGGATGGCGTGAAAATATGGGACGAAAATGCATCTCGTGAATTCTTGGATTCGCGAGGTCTTTATGACAATGAAGTGGGTGATTTAGGACCAGTTTATGGGCATCAATGGCGACATTTCAATGCACCATATATTGACTGTGAATGCGATTATATTGGCCAAGGGGTTGACCAACTTCAAGAAATTATTGATTGTTTGAAAGATCCTGAAAAAAGGAATAGTCGGCGTTTGATAATGAGTGCTTGGAATCCGTGCCAATTGGATGAAATGGCACTTCCGCCTTGTCACTTAGTTTGTCAATTCAATGTGTCTGATGGAAACAAGCTATCTTGTTCTCTTTATCAGCGCAGTGGAGACGTGGGATTAGGTGTACCTTTCAATATAGCATCTTATAGTTTTTTCACGCATATTCTAGCAAAACATTGTGGTCTAATTGCATATGAATTTGTTTATAATTTAGGGAATGCGCATATTTATGAAGATCACATTGAACCACTTAATGCCCAGATTGAGAGAGAACCTTATGAATTTCCGAAAATTATTGTAAAGAATTTGAGAGAAAATATCAATGATTATAATTTAGAAGATATTGAAATTAAAGACTATCAATTTCACGAACAAATAATTATGAAAGTTGTCGCGTAATTAACTTAAAAAGTTAATGTTAAATAGAATTAATAATGAGTGCAAATAGAGCAAATGCAGCTGCTAGAAATAGACGTGCTGGTGGGGCAGAAATGCCTCCTCCTCAACAAAACAGTCGTCCTGGACAAAGACCTGGACAACAATCCCAAGCTCAGGTTCAAACTCCACAAAATCCAAAAATCTCTGTTTCCGATGCAATTGGACTTGTTTCACTAAGAATCGGTCGTCTTGAACAGTTTATGTACAAAATCAATCACGAAGGCATTCCTTCAGATGAATCAGATTTTAATCTTGGTGAAAATGATCGCATTGTTGATGAAGATGTATTTAGAAGTATTGTTTCTAGAATTGAAGCACTTGAAAAAAATATTCAAACAGTCCAAACTTCAACTTCAGGACCATCTCTTAGTGCAGACCACCCTGTTATTAAGGGGCTAGTTGAAAAACAGAATCAGCAACAACTCGGTATTTATGAGGTGAAAGATTTGATTTTGAAGATGCAAGCATTTGCAATGGAAACCAGTACAAGCTTGAAATCTCTTATTGAACAATATGAATCAGATAAGGAATATTATGAACAAGAAAACAATAATGGATTTTTAGACTCTCATAGTGTAGATTTTGCTGTTCCAAGCGAAGTTATTGATGATAATAATCTAACGATTGATGGTGACACTCTAAAAGAACTTATTAAGCAAGAGTTATCTAATGAATCTCTTTAGATTTTATATGTTTATACATAAATTTTATACATAAATTTTATAAATAGGTTTGTATTGAATTATAATTAAGTTTAATAATTATTATAATTCTATAAATAATAAATATTAAAAATGTCTTCTGTTAATCAAGTAATGTCAACAAATGAACAAAAACCCGAAACCCCTGAAATATGCAAAAGTGCACTGGCTCATTTTTCTGCAGATAAACACAAAAATATAAAAACAAGTGCTATCAAGAAATATAATATCGTTCTTGAACCACGTGATATTTTAAATAACTTGTGTTTTATACAAGGAAGTAATAATATATTGTTAGACTACAGATATTTCAAGTCTTTTGTACCAGAAGCTGATTATGATAATGTATTTCAATATTTCTATAATTTGATAAAAAAGGTTTTGGAAAAGAATGAAACATTTAATATTCACGTTTATATTAAGTCATTGGCCATATCTGATCTTGACAAGTATTATGCATTTATATCCAAAATTTCGCAAATTATGAAAGATGCATTTCCAGATAAGTTATATAAATGTTATATTTACAATGCGTCTTTTATTTTTTCACAATTAATCAAAATCATTGCTAAATTTGTTGATAAAAAGACCCAAGAAAAAATTCAATTGATTGATGAATAAACTTATTGTTTTTGCAAGTAAAAAAACTATAGAATATATCAAAACTATAATAAATAAATAAATCATTCTAGAAAATTTATAAAAAAATGTGAACCCTGGTTCCCCATTTTTATCCATATTTAAAAATTTAAATATGGTTATTAATATATATTTAAAATTTAAAAAACTTTTCCAACTATTGAAATTATCTGTTTCGTAAAACAGTTGATAACAAAGAGGGGTTTTATAAATATACCTATTTGTGTATGGACATTGAAAATTTGTATACAAATCCCAATCATTTATTGAATCTTGTGGATATTTTATTTCTAAAATTTTTTTTCTGAATTGTTTTGAATAAATAGATGAATGAGTTCCAGTACTTATAAATACTTTTGAATGGGCATGAAGCAACGATGGCAACTGTAAATATGGAACTGTTCCTAACAAATAAATAAAATTGTTATTTCTTGATGATTGTTCATTTATAAATTCACTAATTTGGTCTATTGCTTCTGTATCTTTTATCTTTTCATTAAAAGTATAATCGTCTTCCAAAATAAGAATATTATTGTAGTTTTTTTCTTCTGCATTCTTGAATATTTGTATATAACAATCTATCAAATCGCAAACAGGATTTTGTTCTCTTAGGTTCTTTTTACACTTCTTGAATCCTTTGTTGTTTAAAATAAACGTCTTTTTAGTTATATTATAGAGTTTCATTTGGTTCATTATATTACTTTTTCTCTCTTTGTTACCTTCTAAATGAATAATATATGTTGCATCAAGACATTTATCAAATAATCCAGATTTCTTTTTAATTTCTTCAAAAAAATATGGAGTTATTGACTTGTCTTTGTTTGACTTGTCTTTGTTTGATTTGTCCTTGTTTGATTTGTCCTTGTTTGACTTCTCATTGTTTGATTTGTTCTTATTTAATTTTTTATTTTTTTTCTCCATCTTGATTTAGTAATTAAAAAAAAAATTGAAATAGAAACGTAATACTTTAGTTGAATTACACTAAAAACGAAAATGCCAAGAAACCAAGGAAAACCGTTTATGTTCTTCATATTTATG